AAGTTATTGGATAAGAAAGCGAAAAAGAGACAGAAGAAATTACTCGAGAAAAAAGCGATGAGTGGCCTCAAGCAGGATCCGCGAAACGCTGAATTGGCGAGTAAATCCGAGGATTTCAACGATGAAAATCCGGCTACGGGTGAAAGCAAGAGGAAATATGGTGAGGCTAAAAACTCCCAAAATCTCTGTGAGTGCTCGATGCCTTTGAAATTTCATCGCATGGAAGGGAATGGTATGTATGCTTTGTCGGTTTGGAGTTGTGGAAAGCCCAATTGTGGTGAGTACAAATTTCCGGCCAGTCAAATGAAACCGCCCCAGCCTCGGTATTGCGCGAAATTGTGTTTGAACAAACGATGTCCGACGAAGGACTGTAAATTTGCACACCCGGAAGAGTGGGTTATTAACAGTATCCTTTGTCCGAATATGTCGTGGGATCAAGCTTTGAATAAACGAAGAAGTTGCAATTTTGCCGCCGCGTGTCGATATTCCCATGATGAGAATGATAAAAATTCCGTCAGTGGTGAGATGTTGATAAGTTGGGCGGAATTGGAGCGACTTTCGGAAAAAGTTTCAAAAAACCGACAGGCCCCGGCGGCAACGCCGGGGACACTCGAGCTTCCGTTGGCGAAGAAAGTGAGGGGTGCCCCAATTTGGTGGCGCAAACTCAGTTCCAAGGAACAGGAGCAAGTGTTGTCGGAATTCGAGCAATTCTCAAGAGACCCGAAACAAATCGAAAACCAAGAGAAGGTGAGAGCGCTGGCTCCGCCACCACCTCAACAACAAACGCCAGTGCCGGCAGCGTCGACGATGTCTGGGACAATGTCCCCGGCTTCAAACGACTCAAAAACCGACATGCACTAAATGTGGCGCCCGCAAATTATCAAATTGACACGAGAGTATGGAAATCCGTACCTGAAGTCAAAGATTTTGTGGTTCCACAAGTGCAAGCGAGGGATGAAAAAGACTCGTTTTTGGCGCATTTGAAATATCTGAATTTTAATGAGACACCGAAGCATTTCAGAGACATGATGGATTTGGTTGAGATTGAGTATATCCCCGCACAATGGAGATGGAAAGGTCCGATAACCGATGAACAGATCATGACTGCAATGCTTGCGGTGGATATGTCGAAGAACACCGGACACCCGTACTGCCTGAAATGGAAGACCAATGGTAAATTCTATGAGGCGGTTGGGTTGAAAGTGATACTCGAATTGGTAAAGGCACGACTGAAAGCATATTTGAAATGGGATCGTAAGACTGAATCGCCGATGGA